GTTTAAGTCTAGCTTTTAGAGTAACTAACGTTTCAGAGTTTCGCTTGTCTTTTAAGAACAGCACCACTTCTTCTTCAGAGTTACCTAATGCCTCTTCACCATCTAAGTATGTATTCCCTACTTTTCTAAGCACTTCTGCAGATAAACAATTTCTAATAAAAGCTTTGATACTTAAATCAGAGTTATTTGCAGTAGCATAAAATAGTGTTGGGTTTTCATTAGCTAATTTCTCAAGAGTAATTTCCTGAGTTTCAGCATCCATAGAATCTGGATATTCTCCAAGTACGCGAAGCACTTGAATCATTTTCTCTTTATCCGCAGAGACTTTAATATAAGAAGCCAATGCTTTTTTACGCGCATCTTTAGCGGCAACAAGTGCAACTTTTTCACGACTCTTATCTTCAACAATAAAAGTATGTCTACGCTTTCTTCTTAGCTCGTCTTTATCCGTAGAATCTATAAGAACATACGGGTGAGAAGAACTAAACTTGTATTTTATATAATCCATCACATTGATTGGATTTCCTGCCTTATCTGTGTCAATCTCAAAGTCTACGCCTTGAGCAGGTACTTCAATAGAAAGATTCATAAACCATTCTTTTACTTGTTTGTAGAAAGAAGGATCTGAATCTGATACACCCAAAATAGGGGGCATGTATTTTTGTGTTTCCGTTAAAGTTAGTCCTGTGTTTACATCGCCAGATGAAGAGAAGGTTGACCCTATTTTGCGTTTAGCACTTTCATAAATATGGTCAGGTAAATTGGTTTTGTTTGGTTTTCTTTTTATTGTGATTGTTTTACTCATTGTTGGTAAATTAAAATTATTAAAAATAAGGCTCCCAAAATTAATCAGGAGCCTTTATTATATCTATGATGCAACACATTCTAAATGGAAGCAGTTTGTAGCTCTACGGATAGAGATACCACCTTCTTTCATAAAGTGTACTGAACCACCGTCAATATCAGAAGCTCTTAATGAGTTACCATCAAATCCTTTAGGAATTGTAGCACCTGCAACAGCCCATCTGATTAATTCACGTCCTTTTCTAGATACTAACTGTACGTTAGGTTGTCCATCGTAAGTACTCATATCTAAGAAAATCATTCTGTATGATTCTAATGGTAATCCTGTAACAGGATGTTTACGAGAGTTAAGTGCTCTTGCACCGTGGTCTAATAAAGGTAAGTGTCTTACAGTAATCTTGTGACCATCAATATGTTGGTAAGATGTAAAGAATCCACCTAACTCTAAGTTACGTCCTGAACCAGAGATGAAGCTTGAAGGGTCTGTGTTTTTGATATAAGAACCACCAGACACTTGATCTTTCATTGCATTATCAAACTCTTCTAATCCACCAATACCTGTGAACAATACAACGTTCATGTTCTGAGCATCAGAAGCACCGTATAATGTATCACGTACTGTATTCTTAAGCTTAGTAGCTGTAAGTTTAGAGTAAGTATCGTAGTTAGGAATTTGTTCTAATACACCTGAACCGATTGGAATAACGTTTCCATTATCATCTTTCAAGTGTACAACACCGTTAGTATCACGGTTATATTGAGAATACCAGTAAGAATACTCACATTCTTCTTTCCAACGTAACATGTGTTGGTACTCTTCAAAATCATACCATAATTTTGTAGTTCCACCATTAATGTTAAACTGAACGTTTACCACACGGTTTTGAGCATTACCTTCATAACGGTAAGACTTTCTAATGTTAGAAATCTGGTTTCTAGCTTTAGATGGAGCAACCCAGTTACTTTCGTTACCTCTAGAACCTGAGAATGATACAGGTGCAAACATTTGAATAAATGCTAAACCTTCAACATCTTCAGAAGCGATAGAAGCCGCAGCATCAGGAGATGCTAATTGTAACGTGTAATCCCATCCGCCAGACAATCCTTCTCTAGCATCTTCCATTACTCTCATCTGCAATCCATCAGGATTTTCGATTAAGTATTGACGAACAAACCATTTTTCAGGAAAGTTCACTACAAAACGAGTGTAGTTCTCACCAGTACCTGAAACTAATTTAGTTGCAGTAACAGCTTTGTTGATTCGACCCATAACAGGATAATCGTACTCGGTATCATTAATGTACCTAACGTTACCCATACCTTCAGTTAAGAAAGATAAAGGAAAACGCTTGTCCTCTTTACCTGCTAAGTGTGTAATTACCGGCGACAGTACGTCCGGTTGAGTTAAAAGGGCATTTGACAATGAATTCTCATCAGTCATTCCCTTGGCATTCCAAATATCTTCGTACAAACGAAGTTTTTTATTGTTATCAGCCATTGTAAATATTTAAAGGGTTATTAAAAAATTTATTTACCTGGTGCTGTAATAACTTAAATGTACTGTCGAATACGGTTTATAGTATTTCTTTTAACTCTGGTAATTTCTGCGCTCTTGAATTTCCTCCTTTAGGTCCTTTGTTTAAGTTCGATGCCGAAGTTCCACTTCCTGAACCGCTACGAAGTCTGTCTCGTAAAGCTGTGTTCTTAGCCGAGGCTTGAACTGTTCTTGCAATCTTTCCTAAATCAAAGTTCTTAAAGTATAAATACTCTAGAGCTAATGTACTTTCTGTATCTATCTTTTCCATAGCGGCTGCTCGTTGAGTAGTACCTTTAGAATCAATAGGTTTAGACATCCAATCATAGAACGCCTGTTTATCTTTATCAGGAACAACTAGTCCCTTTAAGTTTCCTTGTTTAATAGTAGAACCTATTTGTTTCCAAGTTTCTACATTTTGCTGTTCTACTTCTTTGGCTTGAATTTCTTGACGTTCAAGTTCTACAGTACGGTCATGTTCAGCCATTGCATCTAGTTTAGACTTAGCAATGTTGGACTGCTTTAATAAAAGTTCGCTATCTTCTAAATCCTTGATAGTGTCTTTAATATCATCATCTGTATACCCCATTTTAGAATAGAGTTCTCCAACCAATCTTTTTTGAATACCGATGTCTTCTTTTAGCGCATCTTCAGTAATTGATTTGTAGTCCTGTGCTTTACTAACTGTTTCAAAGTATCTGTTAGCATCACCTCCTTCAGCTCTGTACTTAAGATATTGTTGTACATCTGGAAACTGTTCAAACACTCTGGATACATACTGTTCTCCAATTTGTTCTCCTGCTTTACGTGTAAAATCTGCAATACCTGTTACATTGTCCTCAAAGTCTCCTTCAATTTCATAACCTAGAACTTCATTAAGTTCATCAATTACAGTGGGTTCGGTGTCAGCATCATCAACTACATCTTCTGTAGTGTCTTCGCTGTCTTGAGTTGCATCAGTATTATCAGATACATCATCTTGACTAGTAGCGTCTTGGGAGTTGTCATCATCTTGATTGGCAGATGAGTCATCATTTTGTGCGTCGGATGAATCTCCGTTGTCTGTAGATGCGTTTGTTGCATCTTGAGAATCGTCATTTGCGTCTTGCATATCGTCCTGGGCACTCTGGTTTAAAATGTCCCCAAGCGACACATCGCTAAAATCAAATCCTGTACTTGTGTTATCCATATATTTACAAAATTAATTAAACAAAATTATATATCATATTTTTATATTTATCCTAGTAAAACCGTTACTTATATATGCTTTTTGCAAAATTTAATTTTGCTTACTTTGTTTACTAGCTGCTATTTTCTTATTTTCTATGCGTTCTTTCATTTCAAGCTCTTTATCTTTTTGACCTAATTTTGCGTATTCTATAGAGTCATCTTGCATAGGTTCTTCCTGGTCAAGTTTAGCCCATTCTACATCCATTTTTTCAGTATGCATTTTCTCTTTAGAGGCAATATCTTTATCTTGTGTTTGAGCTTCAAACGCTCTAGCACCTTCTTCAGCTTGTTGCTTCATAGCTTCTAGCTGTTGTGCTTGGTCGCCTTGCATCTTTTGCATCTTTTCTTCGTAAGCTTGTTTCTGTGCTTCAGCTTCTTTTACCTTTTCCTTAATCCCTGCGAAATTACTACTGTCTAATATCTCAGATACAGTAGAAGGGTTACTTCCGTTCTGTGCAAATTGCATTGCAAAAGCTTTAAGTGTTTTAAGCTTCTCGTCTTCAGCGTTTGAATTCTTAATAAATAATCCAAGATCTGCTTCCTGTATATCATCTGGACCAATAGAAAGAATAGACTCTCTAAAATCATTGGTAATATAAGAGGCATGTTTTCCATCTTTCCAAGCTGTTTTGGATACATCAAGTAAGCCCTGCAT